TGTCAAAAGTTTCTTCAAGATCTTCTATACCTTCGCTTCTACGAGCTCCAGCAGCACCAGAAACAGCACCTTCTAAACCTTGATAAATTTTTTCGGCCTTGCCTGAAAGCTTACCAGCACGTCCTTTTTCTAAGAAAGCATTCATACCACCTGCGGCAGCAACTATACTACCTATAACTGCTAATCCTACCATCTCATTGACTTGACCTTCTTTCATGTCTTCGTCTTTTTCATCGTCCTTGCCTTCTTTCATGTCTTCATCTTTTTCGTCATCTTTGCCTTCTTTCATGTCTTCGTCAGCATCCTCATCATAAGACATTTCATCAAGTTCAGCCATGAGTTCTTCAAGATTGATTTCTTCATCTTCATCAAGATATGCTTCCTTCATGTCCTCATCTTTTTCATCTTCATGATATGCCTCTTTCATGTCCTCGTCTTTTTCATCCTCCATGTAAGACATTTCTTTCATGTCTTCGTCTTTTTCGTCTTCCATGTAGGTTTCTTCGAGTTCAACATCCTCTTCTAACTCTTCAGCTAATTTAGCTGAGAGCATGTTTTTGATTTTAGAGTCGAAAGCTTCTTCTAATGCCATTTTAGCATTTTCTAAAGCTACTTCTCTAACAGCCTTCGCATCAGCGATTGCCTCTTTTAATAATTCTTTAGCCATTTTGTTTTTTAATTTTTTATTGGCTTCCAGTAAATTGTGTACGGGAAATAGAGATTTTAATATCTCTAATAGGGATTTGTTTTTAAATCCAGGGACACTATATTAGGATAGTGTATGTTGTCCCAACTATTTATATTATGACAGAATTTATAATTGAAACATTTACATTAAAGTTTTACGCGAGTTACCTTTTAATAGGTACTATTGTTGGATTTTTACTTGAAAAAGCAATCAGATCAACGGGGCACAATATTACTGGTTGGGAAAGGGCTAGTTTAATATGTGGATGGCCCCTCCACGCAACTATTTTTATTTGGAATTTTATTAAAGGGTATATTGGTAAGGATTAACACTTACACATTCCTGTATTATCACAGATAATATCCCTAATAATGTTATGAACTTTATCATAATTAGGCAATGGGGTAGATACTCCTTCATTCATAGGAGTCATATAAGCCCCAGGAGTTGATGGAGTTGATACAAAGTCAAAACATAAAAGATCAAAATCTTCCTGTACCATTAATACACCATCGGAATTTTCTTGTACGGAACCCATTCCTCTAGAAGATATTCCTACTGTAACACCACAACGGAATAATTCTTTAAGAATATTTCCAGATGGTGTAGTTAATATTTCTATCACACCATGTACATCCCCCCCTTTCATAGTAACTTCCACTATATTATGAGATACATTATTCAAATTAATAACAGAAGATTCTGGGTGGTCTAACTCTCCTAAAGCTCTTTTTTCTTTAACAGGGCCGTCAATATATTTTTTAATTTCTCTTTCAAGAATTTCTTGCTCATAGATTCTACCATTATGGTTTTTAACACCGGCTCTTTGTATGATACCACCTACTCTTAGTGGTTTATTTTCTTTAATAGATTGCTCAACTAAAAGTTTATCTACTTTAAATGGTATATGTTCTATAAGTAATTGTTTCATCTTCCTTGTCCTCTATTTAATTTTCTATAGTTTTTAGAACTTTTATGGTTACTATGTTTTGATTTAGCATGAATACCGGGTCTATTGATTTTATTACTTTTTTTTCCTAAATCAAAGGCACTAATCTTTTTTGGCATAACTATTAATTTTTACGTTTTCTTTTTCTTCTAAAGGCAAAAGGTGTACTGTAAGCTTCAGAAGAACCAGGGCTAAAAGAAGCGCCAGTTCCCATTGTACTAATTTCTTCCAACTCTGTTTTAATGAGTTCACGAATAATATTCTTAAGTTTAGTGATTTTCATTATGATGATTTTAGTTCATTAACCAATTCATAGTAGTTTAAGAGGTTAATAACATTATCATCATGAACAGATGATTTTTTACAAAGAGGTTTAATAAGACTTTCTACCTCATTTAATTTAATTTGAGTAACTTTATCTGTAGATTTAGATAATTTTTTAATTTCTGATTTTACTTTATTAATTTCTTCATTAATAAAACGTTTTAACTTAGGACTATTAGATATGTTATAAACATATTCTTTTAATAAAATTCTTTGATTATCATTTAAACCAGAATATTTTTCATTAAATTTTTCCATTAACATTTTATAAGTAAGAGCTCTAGTTTCTTTATCAAACTTTTCATACTCTTCCATTACCATATCTTTTTTAGGTTTATTCGGAAGGCCCTTACCTGTAATGTGTTCTAAAATTATTACTTTAGAATCAACTATATGTAACGGGTTTGTTATTTTATTTTCTAATAAATTATAAACACTCGCATATACTTTATAGTCACTAATTTTAGCTTTAAAAAAATCTTCTAAATTATAAGTATCTTTAATTTCTCTAACAAGATTATATTTTTCCCTTCTTAAAGCAGATTTATTAAGTTTATCATGAGCATTTACTAGTGTTTCTAATAATACAGTAGCGTTTGCTTCTTTATTAAACTTTTTATTTAATAAAGCATGGTATATTTGATACTCTTTTAATAGAGTAGAGTTATTACTAAAGAATTTTTTAAGGATACCTACAGCTTTGGGACTATTATTAGAAATAGTTTCCGAAGTTATTTGCCTAGTAAGCAATTCAAATAATATCCCAGTATTTTTGTACTTGGAGTGCTTAGGTTTCATGCATTAATTGATTTATTCCTATATAAATATATGAAGAGTTCTGAAAATTATTCATTTATTATATTTTCCTCGTCTAAAATAGAAGGTTTATCGTGTTCGTTTAATTGTTGTTTACCCTTTAAACGTTTTAGGGATAATTTTTTAAGTAATCTTGAATTTTCTTCTAAAGCAAAAGTAGAAACATCATTAGTTCTATCTGGAGTATCATCTGCTGTTAAGCCTGCTTTACCAAGTGGGTCTCTACCCATATTAGCTTGATCAGTATCATAACGGCTAAGTTTTTGTTTAGGTCGTCCTGGTTCATTTTCATCATATCCGTCAGGAACATCTTTAATTGTCTTATCTCTTTTAGTAGAATATAAATTTGCTAAATCATGGGGAGTACCATATGATTCACCAGATTCTATAGGATCATTACCTTCATTTTCAATTTGATTTAATCTAAAAATATGAGCTGCATCATCTAAAGATCTATTTTTTTCGTGATCAATTTCTTGTTCTGATAGATTAAATATATTTTTATAAACAAAATCAGAACTTAAAATTTTCTTATCTGAAATTGAGTTAGCTAATTCTACTTTAGATTTATATAACTCGGTTTTTTCTTGTTCAAATACTATTGAAGGACCTGTTAATGCTAATTCGAAATCTACTAAATCAGCGTCTGTAAATCCTTGAGTGTATAAATGTACTAATGCTATTTTATGTAACTCTGATACTATAGTTCTTTGCAAACGCTCAATAGTACGAGCAAAACGAATATCCATAGCGGCTAATGTAGATTTGCCTTCAAGATTTTCATCATATCCTAAGAAAGCTTTAGGAATTTTAAGAGCCGCTAACATTCTATTTTTTAAATATTCAATATCAGTTGTTCCATCATAATCAAGACCTTTTGTAGTATCAATTCTTGTTGATGAATCATTACCACGAACAGGAATATAAAAATCTTCAGTCATATTTTGGATATTAAACTTAAGATTATAATCACCTGTTTGTTGATCTATGTAAGGTGTTTTTTTAAGTTTAGCAACTGTTTTTTCCATAAATGAATCTATTTCATTAGGAGGTATACCACCCACATTCATATAAAATATTCTTTTTTCAGGTGCTCTCATAATTCTGTGAATCATCATAGCATCTTCCATTAAAATAAGTTGTTTAAATACTTTACGAGCGGGTTCTAAATAAGATCTACCATAGGGTAAATAAGAAGCATCAGACAATAATCTAAAATGAGCAACTTCATAATTTTCTAACTTCATTTGATCACTTCTTCTTGCACTATAAGTGTTACTTTGTGATAATCCGTTAGGGTCTAAAATAAATTGTACATAATTAGGGTTTTCAGGTTGTGTGCCTTCTTCCCTTACTACTTGGTATACTGAAAGGGGCAGGACATTATAAACCCCAAATTTTTCTGAAATTTGTAAATGGAGATAAAAATCACCGTACTTACACATTTGTCGAACCCAGGAAGGTAAATTAAATTCTACATTTAGTACATCATAAAACAAATTATGGAGTACTCTTTTAACGTTTTCATTTGAGGATTTAATAGTTAAAACGTCTCCATATTCATTTTTTAATGTTGCTTCTTCGGATATAATGTCTAGGGCTGGTGCAATTAAAGAATCATAATCCATAGCTTCATAATCACTATAAAGCTGCAAACGCATAGAAGAATAATTTAGTGTAGGATTATACTGTAAAGAAGATCCTACAGGTCTATGTAATCTAGTAAATCTATCATATAAAGAATTAGATTCTAAATTTCCATATTTTTGAATACGATCAGTATCCATTACTTTTAGTTGTTTTCCACCAACGTTTCTTATAATAACGTCATTGGAAAATAAACGTCTGAGTCTTGTAAATAAGCTAGTATCTGCCATTATTTATTGTTTTGTGTTATGTATAAATATCTAACCTAGAAGCCAAGAAATATCTTCATCTCTTCCATTTAAATTCATTTTGTATGATTTACTAGGATCATTAACCATTTTAGGGGAAACTATAGTATTATATGATGCTTTTGAAGTATTTCCTAACATTGCTCGAGTTAGATCAATACCCTGTTGTGCGAATTTAAGCGCAGTATCTCGCACGTAACATGCAGTAGCTATAGACATAATTAAATCATCATTATATCCCGTTTGAGCTTCTGGTCTACCGTTTTTCCACACAAATGTTCTTAATTCATCTAATGTACGTCTTGATTGAATTTGTATGCTTTGTTCTTTAACATATGCATCTAGTTTTGCAATTGTTAATGGTCTAGTTCTAAGTGACATTGTAAATCCAGGTACCATTTTTGATTTATCTACTAAATCATATCCTTTAGCAATATATGCTTCAGCATCACGAGTAAATTTTTCATCTTTAGGGCTATAATATAAATTTTCATAACCCATATCAATTACTTCTTGTATAGTAGCCCAACCAATATTTGCGTTTTCAATTACAAGTAACGCTTTATTATATTCTGTTGCTATATTAAACAATATACGACCAAAATCTTTAGTTGGGATTTGATCCTTAAATTCGGCTACTTGGGTGCAATTTTCAATATCTATGATATGAAATGCCGAATAGTCCTTTGAATCACCTCTTGCTACGTCAGCTACAATCATATATTGTCTTGTATAATCTGGATACTCCCAAACCCATAAACTACTGTTTATACCTCTTTTTTCTAAAGGATCTTTTAACATTGTAGCTTCAATGTGGTTTAGTACTTCGGGAGGAAATACTGTATCTCCCGAGGTAGTAAAATCACAGTCACATTCTTGGGCCGCCATTCTATCCCCTAACTCATCATCTTGTTTA